CAGCATCACGTGGACTAGCAGCAGTATCAACAAAATCTGCACCGTCGTCAGAAGAAATAACTCCGACAGACCCTGCTCGGCCAATATTACCACGGAACCGTGATCGCAGTTCTTCCTTGTCTTCATCAGCAATTTCACTACGAAGAACGAGCAAGCCACCGGGGCGACCATCGTTAATCAGGAAGTTCCGGTTGTAAACTTTAGCCAAATTTTCAAGTTCGATAGCAACCCCCGCTGCTTCCATAGGCGTCATGGACAGATAGGGGTCAAGGGGATGGGGGCGGCGAATCCAAATAACATTTTCTGGCTTAATGGTACGCTTCTCTGTGGCGTTAATCTTTACCTCAAAACCTTTAACGAACTTCGTTACATCTGGGATAGGGGATGTGTTTTGTGGAGGGAGAAGGTGTAAAGCAATTGGTGCCCCGCCACGCCCACGAACAATTTCAACAAACGCACCACGGCTGCTCATAAGCAACTGTGCTGAAAGCCGATACCGAAATGCGAAAGCATTCTCACCGTCATTAGCAGTATTGTTAAAAAGTTTTAGCATCTGGTTGTTTGCAACAACTTCACCAAATGGGTTGTTGTCCTTACGGAAAATCATGGGCAGACGGGCCTGATTAGATGCAATCACATCAATGCATCTGAATACCCAAGTTACCTTAGAAACACCGTCTCGGTAAGCCTTTGTAATATCCCAGCCGTCATGATACCCTCGGTTCTCCCCGAGAGAAGGACTGTAAGAGATGGGGGCACCCACAGAAATAGGTGCCGCTTTTTGACCATCACTGATATTCTGTAAGGATTTGTTTGAACCTGAGTTCCACGCCATTATTCAGCCCCTAGCAGATAGCCGTAAATTCCACAAGCAAGGCCAGCACTTGCCAGACCCCACCCCAAACTCAGTATACTAATACCAAAGCCTACTAATAGTATACCAGCGCCCATGAGTAAATGGGCGATGGCCTGACGATTTAGAATATTCCTCATAGGTATACTGTACCTTTTATTTGTCTAGGAGACAAGCAGATATGTCAACGCAAACGCAAGACTGGCAGAAAATCAAAGAATACTTAGAGCCACGTCGTTCAGAATACTGGGTTGAGGAGCCGTCGTTAACTCAAAAAGTGTTTCTTCGTTCAGAAGGACAAGAAGTTATGTTTGGCGGAGCGGCGGGCGGTGGTAAATCTTCTGCTTTAATCATGGCTGCTTTGCAATACGTGGACGTTCCCAACTACTCAGCAATCCTGTTCCGTCGTACATACGCAGACCTTGCGCTTCCCGGTGCCCTCATGGACCGTTTCCGAGAGTGGATCATGCAATTCGATGATGTTAACTGGAACGCCAACCAATACACTGCAACGTTCCCTTCGGGAGCACGCATTACGTTCGGTTATTTGAATAACGTAAATGACTACTTGCGATATAAGGGTTCAGAGTTTCAGTTTATTGGGATGGATGAGGTTACAGAAATAAGAGAGTCTGATTATAGGTACATGTTCTCTCGTCTACGCCGTCCGGCAACAGGGCCATTATCCACAGTCCCTTTGCGGATGAGATGCGCCACTAACCCTGCACCAAACTGGGTACGCCAACGGTTCTTAGTAGAAGGCAAGGACAACGGACGCATCTTCATTCCTTCAATGCTTACAGATAACCCCGGAATCGACCCAACATCGTACCGTGCCATGCTTTCAGAACTTGACCCAATCGAACGTAAGCGGCTAGAGTTTGGTGACTGGTGGGCGACAACCCTCGGTTCAATGTTCGATAGAAACAACTTTGAAATTATCGAACCTAGTGAAGTTCCAGAACTCAGCAAAGACACAACTGTAGTCCGATTCTGGGACTTGGCAGGAACAGAACCCTCAAACTCTAACCCCGACCCTGACTGGACAGTCGGTTGTTTAGGTGCCTTTGATAACGGAATATTTTATATTCTGGATGTTCGCCGCATCAGGGCCAAAGGGGAAAAGGTTGAAAAGTTCGTTAGAGAAACTGCTGAAGAAGATGGCCCTGAAATTATGATTCAGATGGAACAAGAGCCGGGATCAGCAGGCAAGAACTTGATTGACCAGTACGCCAGATATGTTCTTCCGGGTTACAACTTTTCTGGACAAAGAGCAACAGGTGATAAAGTTACTAGAGCAAAGCCTTTTGCCGCAGCAGTGGCTAACGGAAATGTTAAACTAATTAGAGCATCGTGGAACACGGACTTTATTGATGAAGTATCATCATTCCCAGAAGCGAGAGTCCACGACGACCAAGTTGATGCCGCTACCCACGCATTTAACTTATGTGCAGGATTAGGTATGGGTATCAGGCGTAAAATAGAAATTATCATTTGAGGAGGAAATATGAAGGTATGGATCGACCAAGATTTGTGTACGGGGGATGGACTGTGTGCAGAAATCTGCCCCGATATTTTTGAGATGCACGATGACGGTTTAGCATATGTTAAAGAAGTGCAGTGGCCGAACGTAAAGGGGCCAAACGGTAATGCAGATGGGCCTGTTTATCAAATGGCGGAAGGTCAGGCAGAAGTTCCTGAAAACTTGCTTGCTGACACAATTGATGCCGCAGAAGAGTGTCCCGGAGAATGTATTTTCATCGAAGTTGACTAAACAGTATTCAACCATTCAAACACGTTTAACTTTAACCGGTGGCTATAATTGTCAATCTCTAAAGAGTGCTGAGCCGCTTCCTTGTCAGATATATTTCGTTGAAAGTCAATATACTCATTGATTGCATTAAGTAAAGACCACCTGCACTCCCCAAAAGACCCAATGTTTTGAGAACTGCGGTACAGTCCGTTAATGGTTTCGTGAACCCCTTCAGCGTGCTCCCGCTTTTTCTCGGTGGCAGCATACTTGGTCGGCCAAAACTTTTCCAGTGTCTTTTCCACAGCAGAAGCAGATGTGGGAACAAACAACTTTGCAATGGCAGAACTCATATGGTCAGACCACTTAGTCCGCATGTTTAAGGCTTCGGTAGCCTCTTGGTTTAGGTTGGCACCGCTAGGTGTGTGACGTTTGCGTATACTAAACTCTGATGTCGGGGAGGTTGCGAACCTGTAGGTCGTGTTATTCGACCGCCTGCTATCCAAATTGTAATAGCAAATAGGGATGCTACCATCGTGGGAGGTCATGACCACTACGTAGGAGTCAATGATGTCATTGCCCTCATCTAACGTGGGGATAGTTATCGAACCAGTACGAACTATAGCAAAGAACTTACGCCCATGATCAAGTACGCCACATCCCGTGAAATCTGCCGAACCATTGTACTTGCGAATTAAAGCGTGGGCACGTTCTAAAATCTTTTGGTTCTGCTCTACCTCATAGCGCTCTTTGACAACTTCCCAGTTCTCTAGTCGTTCGTCAATTTCACGACCGGTGACAAACCTATTAGGTACCTGAACAAAAGTATCCACAAAACGGTCATAGACGTACACCTGATTTGTGACTACTGAATAGTCAGCGTGAGCAGCACTAAGTAACGATTCGTAAGACTTAGCCGATTCAAGAATGCCGGTCGAAGTTACAAGAGAAAGCCAAGAATTACCTGTCATCCCCAGAGCCGCCAATCTTACCACGCTCAAAACGGCTAGACAACTTTTCGATATTTGCGTCGGCTACCTCGGTCAGAGTAAACCCTAATTCCCAAGCAAGACCAGATACATACCACAACACATCTCCAAGTTCTTTCTTGATTGCCTCTCGTGCATCATGAGAAAAAACTCCTTCGTTATCACGAATTACCTTCTTAACCTTATCGGTCACCTCGCCTGCCTCGCTTGCAAGACCTAATGCTGTGTACACAATTCCCTGATCGGGAGGAAACACCGCAGTTTCTTTTGCGGCGGCTTGATATGCGTTCATTTCCATGTTATTCTCCTATGCTTGTTCAGAATGCCCCGTGGGCTTTTCGATATGAATATCTTCGCCAGTCTTGGACTCAATAGGAACCCAAGCAGGCGAGTACGAGTGCTGCTTGATTTTTCGCATCTTTATAAGCGACCCATCTAACAGGACATCAAACTCATCGTAACTCATTGCGAGTCGCTTGCGAAGTTCTTCTTCAGTGAACCGCTTAGACTGCATCACTCCCTGCATAAGCCGAGAAAGATACTTGGCGATCATCATTCCCCGGTACCTGTTTAACTCAATATGTAAAAGCATGGCTTCAACATCATCGCATTTAACCACATTGACAGGGACCTTCTTCATGTTCTGTTCATTAGCAATAGTCCAACGATGATAGCCGTCAATAATCGTACCGTCTTTTTGGATTACGATAGGGTGCAACATGCCACGGTCTCTGATAGACTCAGAAAGTCGTTTGTAATCAGGCGCAACAATATATGACGCTGACGACCACTTTGCAGGACGCAAGTCTGATGTTTTACAATAATCCATGGATTTACTTTACCGTGTATCGTCTTGCCAGTCAAGGCTGTCGGCATCCATCAACTGCTGGGTTTCGTCTTCTAACAAAGCCACACGCTTATTGTGTGCTTTAGTCTTTGGGCCTACAGGACTAGGAGAACCCATAAACGAGTTTAGCAGAAGTGTTCGGATTAAATGATCAACAGGGTAACCATACGGGTCATTGGCGTGCTTCTTTTTAAACTCGTTTGAATAAACTAACGCCGCTCTATGTAAGCCGGGAGTAAGAACATTATCATCAATGCAATTCTTCACACCTTTCCAACCATCTTCTGCATAAAAATCAATTGCTGCTTCAATATCAAACTCTGCCCACAACTGCCTCTGAGCCTCAATTGTGGGGAAACAACGATACAGTTCATCATAAAACTCTGGTTCGGTTCGTAGCACATCTGAAAGGCGTCGGGCCGCAACAGAGTGCAAAGGGATACCGACTCTTTGATTTGCCCCGCTCATGGCCGCATAGTCGTAGTACTCACAGTACTCACCGTTGTGCTCTTCATGGATAAACTTAAGCACGTCGTCAGAAGTCCAGTCATAAATGACTTTAGCAAACCTTAAAGGAATTGCCTTTGAAAGTTTAAATGGACGGTTGATATAGTTTTCATGTAACTTCTGCGTGACCGTCCTGTAACGAATCATAGACTCGTTGGCCCGAACACCCGTAATAAACGCAGTGCGTCCTTTCTTACCCTGCATCGTATACTCGTCAATCTTGCGAGGAATCGCTTTTTCGGGATCAAGACCAAAGTGCTCTGCCCGCAAAGCGTTCTCTGGAAACGGCCTGAAAAGCCGACCTTTTCGCTCACGATTCTTAGACCACAATAACACATATTGGCGTCTACCTAAAACCCAAAGTTCTTGCCCTTGCGGAAGGCAATACCACTCCATGTCAACCCAATCATAGTTACTGACTCGGGTAACATAATCCTCTACCGCAGGGGACAGCATTTCTTCATCACGGAAAATGGCTTTGACAGGGCCAAGGCCACGCTCTTCGTGAATTTCCTTTGCCAAATACAAACAGGCCGTTGAATCTTTGCCTCCGCTGAACTGAACGCAGACAGTATCAAAAGTATCGTAAACATGCCTCATGCGCTCTCGGGCAGCATCGACACAGTTCATGTCCAAAAACATTCTCCGTCTAGGCATACTAACCTCGTGGGGAATGCTGGGCAATAAAATCTAGTAAGCGCTCAGAAGTGGTATCACCGTCGTACACGGGATTCTCCTTAAGCCACTTTAGGAAAGAGTACCATTTAGACTGCTGGTCAGCACTATCAAAAACAAGAGTGAACTGGATAGCCGCATTTCTAGTTCCCGATGTGCCTGCCGCCGTACTTCCTTGAGTCACGATATTTTCAACAGCAACCGGCTGAGTAGCAGTAGTAGCGTTGTCTTCCGAAGGAGGTAGCGAAGGAACAGTAGGCTGACTCTCCACTGCTGGAGTCGAAGAAATGTCGTTCACTACAATTTCCGGCGCAGTCCATCCAGCATTGGGATCAGGAGCATTTCCTAGTGAGTCACTGATGATAGTATTTTCGATGGCGGCGACAGAAAAGTCATCCCAGCCTAAAGCCTCAAAAAAGTCTTCATCGTATCCCATCGTTTCTGTCAGCATGTCGTACAGCAAGTCAGTATCAGTAGTACCGAGTTCAGAAATTCGGTTATCTGCCAATGCAAAAGCCAGTGCATTTTCTTGATCTAAGTCAACTATTGACACTGCAATCTGCTGCCACCCCAACCGCTTTGCTGCTTCTAACTGGTGGTTACCGGCAATAACTGTTAATGCCCCACTCTCATTCTCTACGGCGACGATAGGTTTGACCTGTCCAAACTTAGAGTAGGATGCCATGATGGCGTCAACATCGCCACGCCTAGCGTTGTTTTCTAACGGCTGTAGCATGTCAATATCTACTGCTAGCCCTTCAATGTTTCCTGCAATGTTGTGAATCATAAGTTACCTCAGAACTTGGTCTGCGACCTGACGTTAGCAGCAATTGTGCGAAGAGCGTCACAAGCGGTGCGCAGAGAATGTAGTTTTTCTCGTTTCGCCTTAACGAGTGCTTCAGCAATCATGGAGTCATAATGCAACTCACTGGTCTTGTACCCTGCCCAACTCTCTTTTTGCTTAACTGCACCTTCAGCCGCTAGGTATTCCTTGAACCATTGCTTCTTGTATTCCGCTTCCTTTGCAGCATGGTCTTTAGCCAATACCTCAAATTCTTCTGTCTCTCGCTCAATCTCGGAAGTTAGCCTGATCAACTCTGATTCTACTTCAGCAGGACTAATCGGCGCAGTTCTATACGAATTCATAGACATATATTATCACGTTGTGTCCAAAGTAGCAAGGGCGATTTCAAGCCTGTCGCATTCCGACTGCCAGTCCACTTTGATACCCGGAACACCTCGTTCAAGAAGATCGTCTAAATGTGCTTGGCCTAGTTCTTGCTCAAGCCAGCGTGCCCAAACTAAAGGATTTTTCGATTGCGCCCAATGGCACGACGCACACAAGGCAATCGCATTGCGCTCGTCAGTCCTAGTGGCAGAAATGCTACGAGAAATAATGTGAGCGCACTGGATTTGTTTACCCTGCGCTTTAGTGGCACCGCACCAGCGACAAGTAAAATTGTCTCTAGTGCGGACGTAAAGGCTATGAAGTTTAGTGGCCTTTGCTTTGGCATTCTTGCCATAGTTCGCTGCCATCACAACTCACGATCTGGAACATCCCGATCTTCAATAGAAACCAAACTTGGAACTTCGTGCTCAACAGAAACATCCTTGCGAACCCAAGTCTGCCCCCAAGTCTCATCACTCTCATGCATCTTCAAACGTTCCATAGCATATTGTGTGGCAGGGTCGTCACTCAAATTCATATACGAGTTGTGCTGCCAAACCAACTCATAGTAAGCAGGAGAGTTAACCCATAAACTTCCTGCCGTGTTCCAATGCTCTTCAATCAGAGGGTCTTCGTTGATAACTTTACCAGTCAAGCAATAAGCCGGAACATTAAGACCCACCATGGGATGATCAACTTCCATCAACTTGCTAATGTGATCCGCTTCTAATACCATGTCAGAATCAATATAATAAATTGCCTCAAAGTTGACAGCATCTTCCTGCGGAGTTTCTTCTCCCCAATGGTTACCTGACATCAGCCTTCCACGCTGAGCATATTCACGAACAAGGTTGCGGCCAATCTCAATGCGAATCCAACGATTAAAACTTGTAACTTTACTTTCGTTGTCGTTCAAAGAATACGTCCACCACGCACCATTAACCTGTTGAAGTAATTCTAGTAACTCCTGATATGGCTCTAAGCCCTTGGCATCAATCTCTAGTGCAGCGAAGAACTGCGCTCGTGGGAACAGTTCCTTGACCTCCACGGCGTTGCGTAACCAACTTAAGCCTTCTCCTCTTTCGCACTTCCACCCAACAAGTGGAGAGCCAATGACAAATGGCATATTGTGATCTACTTCTCTAAACATTCTTTAATCTCCTTGACATAATCAGAACACACGCCAGCGAATCCATTATAGGTATCTGGGTCGTAACAGGTATCCTCTTTCCACTCCGGGCACACATTAATAGATGTATTCATGACTAGTGCAGGCATACCCGGATAACACCACACTTGTCCTGCTGAAGTCAAAACATAGGCTTCGTCTGTATGGAAGAAGCAATTCAGTAAATGCACGCCATTTCTTTTCTGACATAATAAGGCATTAAACGCATCACTATTTTTACAATGAATCCACAAGTGGTCTCTGCGGCTAAGAAGCCAATCTAAACCAACAGGAGTACAAGGATCATCGTGACCTAAGCACAAACCGTACCTCATATTCAGCCAGACATCAACCTCAACATCGTAGCCTTCGGCAATAGCGGTATCAATGTAATGCGGTTTGTTTTCTAAATCTGAATTGCGGCCACTGATATTGCCACGATGCGAAATATAAATCATGGTTTCTTAAAATGCACGTCTGCTTCTTTACCTACATTATCTGGGACAATAGTGCAGGTAAAGCCTCGCTCTTCTAGCCATGCCTTAATATCATCAACATGGTTGTCTGTATTGCTGTACAAGTCCACGGTGTAAGCACCCTCACACTTTCCCTCGGAAACGTGCTCAATACGGTCACCTAAACTCTTCAATGCCCGAAAGTCATTACCCTGTGCGTCGATCCACAAGTAGTCAATCCATTCAATAGCATTATCTGCCATAAACGTATCCAAGCGAACCTTGTCAACAATCACGTGGTCAGTAAACGCAAAGTCTGGCCGATCTTCCCACTTCTCGTGAATGTCTTCGGTGAACTCATAAAGCGATGAGCACCCCCAGTCTCTGGTGCCCGCAATGTTGAATTGGGCTTTACCCTCTTCCAAGTCAATAGCAACCGGATGAACAGTGACATTATCGTTCATGGCGAATCGGTTTTCCAGATGGACCACCAACTCGGGGGTCGGTTCAATTGCGTACACACGAATATTGCCTGAGTTGCCGCCTGAAAGATGCTCAGTATCATTACCGAAATTAGCACCAACTTCAACTACTGTTCTCATCTCGTCGCCTCCAAGTATGTGGTTAGGTCTTCAGGGGTACCGATTCCCCACATCTTACTGATATTGTAAGTGCGAATCTTTTTACCGTCAAGGATTGCCTCATTGAAGACAGGGCATACATAGAACTCACCGTTAGTACGAATGTCTTTGTTAATCATCTGCTCAGCGTACTTGACGTAATCACTACCTTTCTTCCAGAAGTAGATTCCCACAGTAGCAATATTTGAGATTGGATTCTTTTCAGCAACCTCGCTAACATAGCCGTCCTCGCCAAGTTTAGCAAACGACCATTTAGGGTGCGTGGCCTCAAACGTCAGGATACTACCATCGCTATGATCGGTCGTGAATGCATACAAGGCTTCACCGGCATCCCACTCAACAATCTGATCGGAGTTGGCCATCATCAATGGCTGATCGTTGTCAATAAAATCCTTCGCTAAAAGCGTCGTACATGCCGCACCTTCAGTCATGCCGTCCACAGTAACAATGTTACAGTCGGGGGTAATCAAGTTAAGCAAGTGAAGTAAGTTGTACTTTTCGTAATGCTCTTGCTGTACAATGTAAGTGAACTTCGCCTTCACATTAAGGTTTTCAACCACTGCCTGAATCATAGGCTTTCCCTTTACCTCAATTAGTGGCTTAGGGAAGGTGTAGCCCGCAGAAGCAAACCTAGAACCAGCGCCCGCCATAGGAATGAGCACATTAAGCGTCTCATCTTCCCACGCAAACGACTTATCATTATCAGATGTTACCATTCTCATTATTCTTTCCTTATCTAAATCGTATGAGTCTTTAATGCCCATTACGTTAGCGCCTGAGCGGTGTGCGCCCAGTCTCCCTACATGGGAGTCTTCAATAATCAACGTTTCAGAAGGCAACACCCCAAACTTGGACATGGCCTTCCAATACATTTCGGGGTGCGGCTTAGGCATAGTGACACATTGATTGCTTACAAAGAAATCAACCTTATGCATGATGTTTAGAGAGCACAACGCAGAAACAACCGTGCTTCTAATACTATTACTTGCCACCGCAACCTTGATCCCCGCTGACCGAAGCAAGTCAATAATCTCCGAAACGTTGTCGTCTTCTGGAACAGACAAGAAAGCCTTCTGGGTCAGTCTTTGCTTCCTCTCC